ACGATAAAGGTTTTGAACACTATTGTGAGGAGATGCTTGTATATTGTAAAGCTGATGTTGACTTAACAAGAAGATTGATGCAACACTTACAACCAAGAATTTCAATGTTTAGTAATGAGTCAGTTCGACTTGAACATAAAGTTAAGATGATACTTAATTGGCAAGAGAGAGAGGGTTTTTATCTGGATACTAAAAAAGCTTTTGGTCTTATGGGTAAACTAGAAGACGAGTCAAACATAATTAAAGATAACTTACAAAAAATATTTCCACCCATAACTCATAAAAGAGTTTCAGAAAAGACGGGTAAAGAATTAAAAAGTAAGATTGAGATATTTAATCCTGGATCACGAAAGCAAATAGCTTCACGACTTATGGAGTTAGGTTGGCAACCTCGTAAGTTTACACCAACAAAGCAACCAATCGTTGATGAAAAGATATTAAGTGGTCTTAATTATCCTGAAGCTAAAGAGGTGTCTCAATATTTACTGTTACAAAAAAGAGTATCACAAATAAAAAGTTGGTTAGATGTAGTGGGTAGTGACAATAAGGTACACGGACGAGTCTTTACTCTTGGGTGTGTGTCTCATAGAATGTCACACAATAGTCCTAATATGGCACAAGTTCCGGCTAGTTATTCACCATACGGAAAAGAATGTAGAGATTGTTGGACAGTTAGTGATCCTGAAAAGTATTGTTTGGTAGGATCAGATGCCAGTTCTTTAGAGTTAAGATGTTTTGCTCATTACATTAATGATCAGAAGCATACAGAGGAAGTAGTACACGGAGACATACACAGTTACAATCAAAGATTAGCTGAGTTACCTGACAGACCAACGGCAAAAACATTTATCTATGCCTGGTTGTATGGAGCCGGAGATCAAAAAATTGGAGAGATAGTTGGTGGTGGTATTGAAAGAGGTCGTCGACTCAGAGAGAAATTTATGGATGCAATTCCAGCCATAAAACGATTAAGAAATTATGTGGATCAATCAGCTCGTAAAGGAATTGTAAAAGCTATTGATGGTCGGTATCTTATTGTTCGTAATCAACACTCAGCTCTTAACACTTTGTTACAAGGAGCCGGTGCTATTGTTTGTAAACAATGGTTGGTTAACATAATTGATTTAATGAAACAAAAAAAGATAAAGGCTAAGCCGGTAGCAAACATACACGACGAAGTTCAGTTTGAAGTTCTTAAAGAACAAGCAGAAGAATTTGGTAACATAACAAAGGAGGCAATGAAATGTACTGAAAAGCAACTTTATTTTAAATGTCCGTTGGACAGTGAATATAGCATAGGTAAAACGTGGAAAGATACTCACTAGGTGTGTTGACAACTGCACACTTATGTTATAATAATTATCGTATTATTAATATAGTCTTTAGATAACTAAAGACACCAAGAAAAAAGGAGTAAATTATGCCAATGATAAGTGGTATATCTTATTGGGCGAAAGTCCACAAACCAGCAGTTGATGATTATAATCCGGACGGAATATATTCTATTGATGTAGCTGTTGATTCTAAAACTGAGGCACAACTAAAAAAGTTAGGTCTGGGTAAAAGAATTAAAAATAAAGAAGACGATCGTGGTAATTTCATACAGATCAAGAGAAAAGTAAAGAAGAGAGATGGTAGTATGAACACACCGGTTAGAGTTGTTGATGCTCAAAAGAATCCAATCCCGGAAACAACCTTGATAGGTAACGGATCAAAAGTAAATGTATTGTTTGATACTTACGACTATGATGTTGCCGGTAACAAAGGTGTGGGTTCAGCCCTGAAGGCTGTGCAAGTTATAGATCTTGTATCCTATAAAGAAGAGCTAGGAGACTTGCCTAAAGTTAAAGGTGGATTTGAATCACCGGCTGATGATAAACCACAACAAACGAATGGCCAAGCTGTTAATAAGGATGGCTTGGACGACGAGCTTCCCTTTTAATTTTACTAGGGAATGAATGGTGGCTAGGTTTTTTTTCACACTCACTCACTTTTCCTAGCCACCTTTTTTTATGGCTGATATAAAAACTCTCGTTGACGATATTTACAAACTCTTTGATAACAACAACAAAGAACCCACAAAAAGTGATCTTGATATGTTTGCTAAAAATGTGTGTGAATCTATAAAGACTTATCTTACAGAGGATAATAAAGATAAACCTCGTAAGTTACGTATGTCTAGTCTTGGTAAACCGGCTCGTCAACTATGGTATGAATTTTATAGACCAGATCTTCGGGAACATTTACCACCTTATGTAAAAATAAAATTTCTATATGGTCACATACTTGAAGAACTATTATTATTATTAGCTCGTACGTCAGGACATACAGTAACTGATGAGCAAAAAGAATTAACACTTGATGGCATAGCCGGACATCAAGATGCAAACATAGATGGATGGGTGGTGGACGTTAAGTCAGCTTCTAACTTTGGTTTTAAAAAATTTAAAGGAAACAGTTTAAACAGAGAGAACGATTCGTTCGGTTATCTTTCACAGATAAAAGCTTATGGTGAGGCTCAAGGTAATGATAAGTTATCTTTCTTAGCTATCGATAAACAAAGTGGAGCTTTAGCTTTGTGTATACCAGATGATAAAGAATATCCAGACATAAGAAAAAGAATATCTGATTTAAAAAAATACTTATCAGATAAAAAAAATAAACCTCCCCGTTGTTATGAGGATGTGGAAGACGGGGCATATGGTAATCGTAAGCTAGGTGTTGAGTGTAGTTATTGCCCATTCAAAGTTGATTGTTGGCAAGATGTAAATGATGGTAGTGGATTAAGAAAATTTATTTATAGCAGTGGCCCTCGGTGGTTAACTGTGGTGAAGAAAGAACCAAATGTTATGGAAGATCTTGCTTAATGCCAAAGTATAGATCAAAGTTTGAAGAGCAGGTGTGTGGTAAGTTAACACAACAAAAAATTAAATTTAAATATGAACCAATTAAAATTAAATATGTTATTCCCGAAACAAATCATACATACATACCTGATGTTATATTACCAAATGGAATTATAATTGAGATAAAAGGTAGACTAACAAAGCAAGATAGGTTTAAACATTTGTACATACAAAAGCAAAAACCGGAGTTAGATATTCGTTTTGTTTTACAAAATTATAAAGTAAAACTTTACAAAGGAAGTAAAACAACTTATGGTGAGTGGCTTAATAAGAATAAATTTTTATGGCACGAAAAAACTATACCGTTACAGTGGATTAATGAACCAAGAAAAGAAAATAAAAGACAACATAAAAATATCAAACACCTCTCGGATTCACATAGATCCATCAATAGAGAAAAGCTATGATAATAAAGAGGGAGAAAATGAAAGAGCATTATTCAGGGCCGTTATTTATCAAGCTTTATTGGATGCCAGTAATGATAATGAACTGGAGTCTAAGGAATCTATTCACGTTAGGGAAGAAGCTGTACGATGGTTCAGTAAAAGTGTTGGTGTCACTGCTACTTGGTTTATTGATATTTGTGATCTTGCTGGTCTTAATAGTCAACAAGTCAGGACATTTGCTCTTAAACTTATTAACGACCCTGATAACACATGGTTCCAAAAAAAAGGATTAAAGGTATTATTAAATATCACAAATAAAGAGGAGACATAAATGAGTGAAGATGATATAGTTAATCATCCACCACATTATAAACTAAATGCTAAAGGTATCGAGTGTATTGATGCGATTGAAGCCACTCTTACATCTGAAGAATTTAAAGGTTATCTACGAGGCCAAGTTATAAAATATATTTGGAGATGTAACTACAAAGGAAAACGATTAGAGGATTTAGAAAAAGCTGAATGGTATTTAAAACGATACATTGAACTATTAAAAAAGGAGTAATAAGTATGGATCCGGTATCAATTATTTTTGGGTTAGCTATGAACTTTTATACATTAAGTAACATAGATTTTTTTCAACAACGAGCTATCAATGAAAAGAAAATGAATTGTGAGTGGAAGTATGTAGGTCAAACTAAACCTGATCCTAATAACACAAGCCTAACTATTTTTGGTGATGTATATTTTAAACACAACTGTGAGAATAAAAAAAGTGAACAAGATAGTAAACAATAAATCACCATTTAGAAAAAAAGAATATGAAAAGTGGGATGGGCCGGCTAAAAAAGCTGTAAGAAATTACTTAATTAGTTTAGGATGTGTACTCACAGAGGATGTAGAGGACTATGGAGCTGATATTGTAACTCGTGAGCCTCTCGAATCTTATCACGAAGTTGAGGTTAAGAATGGGTGGACAGATGAATGGCCATCACATTGGAAAACTTTACATATACCCTTTAGAAAAAAAAGGTTGATTGATATGATGAAAGATAAAGATGATCTAACATTTTATGTACTGAGAAAAGATCTTAAACAAGCTTGGAAAATCAAGGGTTCACAACTAACAGATGATATAGTGGTTGAGGTTCCAAATAAATTTAAACGAAAGGGAGAATATTTCTTTAATATTTCTGTAAACAATGTTAGACTTATTACCTTATGACAACTTTCCAATATTAGAGTTACTAGCTGCTATCAGTGCTTGTGTGTCTGTTTACTTTTATGGTAATAAATCACCACTAGCACCGTGGATAGGATTAGTATCGCAAGTATTTTGGTGGGCTTGGTCAATTAAAAACAATTTGTATTTTATGATTATATTAAATATATTTATGACACTAACACATATACGAAATATTTTTAAAATGAAAGGGAGACAATGACGACTTTACCAACTGTTTATCAACAATTTATTCACAAGTCTAGATATGCTAGATGGCTACCCACTGAGAAGAGAAGAGAAGAATGGCACGAAACTGTGTCTCGTTACTTTGATTTCTTTGAAAAACAAATTGAAAAGAATTGTAAGTACAAGATAGATAAGAAGACAAGAGAGTATCTTGAGAATAAAGTTTTGAACTTAGATGTAATGCCATCAATGAGAGCATTAATGACAGCTGGACCAGCCTTGGAAAAAGAAAACATTGCCGGGTATAATTGTTCTTATATACCAGTAGATCATCCTAAAGCTTTTGATGAAATACTTTACGTACTTATGTGCGGGACGGGAGTTGGTTTCAGTGTTGAAAAGAAATATACAGAACATCTGCCTAATGTGGCTGATGATTTCCACGATACAGAGTCTGTGGTCGTGGTCAGGGATTCTAAACTTGGTTGGGCAAAAGCATTTCGGGAAGTCATTACATTATTGTATGCCGGGCAAATCCCCAGGTGGGATATTTCTGACGTGCGACCGGCAGGGGCACGACTTCACACTTTCGGTGGTAGAGCTTCGGGTCCTGCACCACTCGTGGATCTCTTCAACTTTGCAAAAGAAACCTTTATTAAAGCCAAGGGCAGAAAGCTTACCCCATTAGAATGTCACGATCTTGTCTGTAAAGTTGGTGAGATTGTTGTAGTAGGTGGTGTAAGACGATCGGCTATGATTAGTTTATCTGATCTTAATGACAGAGATATGAGAGATGCTAAGTCTGGAGAATGGTATAGAGTTGAGGCACAGAGAGCACTATCAAATAACTCAGCCGTATACGAAACAAAACCAGATAACATCGGTACGTTCATGGAAGAGTGGTTAGCTTTATACAAATCAGGTAGTGGTGAACGTGGTATCTTTAATAGACAAGCATCGAAGACAGTTGCCAGTAGAAACAAAAGACGTGATGCAGACTTTGAGTTTGGAACTAATCCGTGTTCGGAAATAATTTTACGACCTTTCCAATTCTGTAACTTATCTGAAGTTGTTGTTCGTGAAGGTGATACAGAAGAAGATTTACTTGATAAGGTTGAGGCTGCAACTATACTTGGTACTATGCAGTCTACCCTTACCAATTTTAAATATCTTCGTAGACAGTGGAAAGATACAACAGAAAAAGAAAGACTGCTTGGTGTATCTCTGACGGGTATTATGGACCATAAAATATTATCAGGAAATATACACAACACTGCTGTGTTAATACAACTATTAAAAAGTATGAAACAAAAAGCTATAGATGTAAATAAGATGTGGGCCAAACGATTTGGTATTAATCAAGCCACAGCTATAACGTGTGTCAAACCATCTGGTACTGTGTCGCAGTTAGTTAATGCTGCATCAGGTATACATGCTCGACATAACGATCATTACATTCGTAGAGTTAGAGGAGATAAGAAAGATCCACTGACTCAGTTTTTACAGACACAAAACATTCCAACAGAAGATTGTGTTATGAAACCAGACTCAACGGCTGTGCTCTCTTTCGTTGAGAAAGCACCAAGCGATTGTATAACTCGTAATCAACGATCAGCTATCGAACAACTAGATCACTGGTTGATGTATGCACAGTATTGGTGTGAACATAAACCAAGTATAACCATATCGGTTAATGAAGACGAGTGGTTAGGTGTAGCTGACTGGTGTTGGAGAAACTTTGATGATCTTAGTGGTGTGTCTTTTTTACCTAACTTTGGTCATGTATATCAACAAGCACCTTACGAAGATATTGACAACGATACCTATAATAAGTTAAAAAAGAATCAGCCAGATGAAATAAACTGGAGTGATTTAGCACTACATGAACAAGATGACAATACTAAATCCTCCCAAACTCTTGCTTGTAGTGCTGGATCATGTGAGGTAGTTGATGTATAAACCATATGTAGTTATACCAAACGTTGTTCCAGAAAAATTATGTGATGAGATGGTTAAAGAATCAAAACATTACGATGAACAATTAGCTGGAGTTATGTGGAAAGACAAACCGGATTTAAAAAAAGATAGAAACTCTAATATTAGATTTTATCCTCTTGATCATTGGATTGTCCCCAAACTTTGTGATCTAGCTAATACTGTAAATGAAGAACATTATAATTTTAAAGTAACAAATTTACAATGTCCTCAGTTTACCGAGTACAAAAAAGGACAACACTATAAATGGCATAGAGATATTTATCCACCTGAAAAAGACGGACCTTATCCCGGACTAGTTAGGAAGTTGTCAATGTGTATTCAGCTGTCTAACTTTGAAGACTATAAAGGCGGTAATTTTTTTATAAAAGATTTTAATAACAAACAACACAAACCAGAAGAGTTTAAAAACAAAGGAGACTTATTAGTTTTTCCTTCATTTTTACTTCATCAAGTAACAGAAGTAAAAGGAGGTAAACGACATAGCTTAGTCTGTTGGTTTATGGGGCCACCATTTCAATAAATAATTTAGTTAGTCGACCTTGGGGACATTATCGAGTATTAAAAACTACTCCAAAGATGGTAGTAAAAATATTACATGTCTATCCAGGCAGGGCAATGTCTGTTCAGTACCATAAATATAGAAATGAGCACTGGAAAATCATTGATGGCGAAGCAACGACCCTCATAGGAGACCACTGGTGGACATTTACACGTGGTCATAGGGTTTAT